ATCGCGGCAATGTCCACTATCACCGAGGAGTTCGACCAGGATTTGCCAGGGTTCACCACGATTGTTCAACGCTTACTTACTGAAGAAGTGGCCCGTAAGTGGGATGATGCAATCTATGCCGCTGTAATCGACGTTGCGAAGCTCTACAACATCACAGGCCTGAATGGGAAGGTGGATGATGCCAACCTGTACGATGCGCTCCGTGCTGCAATTGCACAGATCGGCAAATACAATTTCAATGCAAATTTCATTGGTGTTAACCCAGTTACCGGCGCTTTGATTGAAATGCAGAAAAGCGCCACTGACCGATTATACTTGGTGCCGCCATTCCTGCAGAGATTGCAAAGCATGATGCGCGAAGGCAATAAGGTAACCGAAGGGTATGCACTGGTGGGTGACATCAATCAATACAATGTTGATACTTACAAAAACATGGTGCTGAAAGTTGGCTACAATAGCGATGATTTCCGTCGTAATCAATTCAGTGTAATTGCCGAGGTGCGTTACCACGATTACATCAGTGACAACCGCAAGAATGCGCTGTTGTACGACCAACTGGATCGCATTGTTTCACTCATCGATTCAGGTAGCTAATGTCCCTTATTGACCGCACATACTTCGTTGGTGAGTTGAATATCCCAAACATCACACAGGCTGCCATAGGTAGCACTGTTGATCTTTTTATTGAAGAATACGAAGATAAACTACTGAATGATGTGTTGGGGTATACGCTAAATAAAGCATTGAAAGCTGGGCTGCAGGAGGTACCTGTTGCCCAGAAATGGACGGACTTAATTGAGGGGGTTGAGTATACTGACGTTAATTCTAAAACCAGATATTGGAAGGGGTTAGTTGCTCAACCACCTACTGTCCTAAATGCTTTAGATGCGCTCAACCCGATTGATGTGGTTGTTGGCCGAGGTCAATTGTATGATCCTGCGCCTACGTCAACCAGCACAACGATACCGGCGGTATTAGTTGGTAAGACTTTCATAATTGAAAAAAGAGGAGTCGGTAAACTGATAGCAGGCGAATACAGCGTAGTAGGTAATATACTCACTTTAGCCAGCGGCCAGTTCGCTGATGAGGATGTATACACATACAAGGCTGCAACGCTTGCAATCAATACCAGTACCGGAACCAATAAAGAAAGTCTGATCGCTAACTATGTTTACTACTGGTATCAGCGTAACAACCATACACAGACGGCTACTACCGGTGAAGTAAAACCACAGAACGAAAACGCGGTCATTGCTAACCCGTCATTGAAACTTGTAAAGGCATGGAACGATATGTCTGCATGGATATGCGAACTGGTGGACTATCTGGATGCAAAGAAAGATGATTACACCCAGTGGGCTGACCAGGATGTGTATTGCATGCTGAGAAAGTTCAGACCGATCAATGAGTTTAATATCTGACAATGGATGAAACCGTATACATAGTAGAAGAGATGGAGTCCATAGTTGCTAAGGTCAATACTGCATTGACTGCTGCAAACTTTGGCACTACACCAGTTTACTACATGTATGGGCATCCCAAAGAGATAGCAATAAGATTGCAGGAACTTTCGAATAGTCCGACAGAAGGGCATAAGAAGTTCCCGCTGATCATATTGTTTACAGACATAACCATTGACCGGTCATTACTAGGCTTCTACGGGTCAACTTCGCTCAGGATGCTTATTGCAAATTTTACTTTACCTGAATATACTTCAGTGCAAAGGACTGAAATAAACTTTAAGCCCCTCCTGCACCCGATTAAGAAAGAATTGATCAATCAAATAGATAGGCATGGTCGATTCACTTATGAGGATGAGTTAACCTACAAGGAAACAGACATGTACTACTACGGTAGTAAGATCAATGATGCCAATGTATTCAATGACCGGATTGACGCAATTGAGCTAAGAGACATTAAGCTGAATATTAAAAACAAATGTTAACAAACTAATTCAATAAAATGGCAACGCTAAATAAACCACTTTGCGCGACCAACTACGGTAACACCGGGGTGGGCGAATGCTTTGTTGATCTGGATAAAATAATCGGCGCTATCCAAGTGCCGCCAAATTTCCAGATTGCACAATCAGACGTAGCCGGCCTGCTGGCATTCTTTGAAACGAAGATACACGCAGCTATTGGCACACGGGTATTCCCCTATCCGAAGCTCACCAACATCACGGATAATACCGAGGATATCACCATCAATACAACTGATTATGGTGATAAAATCTATGTTAAGGATGGGTTTTACGACTGGACATTCCGGTATCTGAACGGTGGTGTACAACTGCACCAGGAACTTGCGAAGAACGGCGGTGCGAATAAGAACTTCCTCTTCTTCGATAAGAATAGTGTACTGATTGGCTACAAGTCAGGCGCATACCTGAAAGGTATACCTGTTGATCAGTTCCGCGTATTACCATGGAGGCCAAACACCGGCGCAGAATCAGCACTGTTTAATATGAGGTTCATCATTGATCCGATTTATTTGAATGGCGGCAACCTGGGCTTCCTGAAAGTTGATTTTAACTTACTTGACCTGACAGGCCTGCAGGATGTGGAACTTACTATCATCGACCAGGCAGCCAACGTAGCGACCGTAAAAGTGCGCTCAAAGATCAGCGATGTAGATCTGTATAGTACTTACAAAACAAACCTGCTCGAAACTACCGCCTGGCGTTTATTCAAGTCAGACGGCAGCGCTAGTAGCATCACCAATGTTGCGGATAATGCCGCTGATGAAGCCTTCGACGTAACAGGTAACTATGCCGACTGGGCGGCTGAGTTCGATGGCGCCGAAATGACAATCAAGCTTGCGATTCCCTCAGTCCTTAAAGCCGCTCCTATAGAAATGGAAGGCTTTGAAGATAAGGACGGGGTTGCCTTCATTGTCGAATCAGCATCGAGCTAATGACAATCATATTCGATAATACCGGCTTCAGCGTAGAATACTGGGGCCGGTTTACAGAATCTGAGTTCATTGAGCAAGGGATGAAGCAGAAGGTATTTAAAAGGCACCCTGACGATGTGAGGCGGCAATTACTTTTAGAGGCATTTAAAATTATAAGCAATTACACTTCATCAACTACAGCGACGACTTAAGGGCTTCGACATTCAAGAAGAAGTGCAACAGGCTGTCATTGAAACGTCTGGCGATATGATTGTATTGAACCAAGGCCAATTGTCGCTGGGTAAACGCGCAGATGGCACGGAGATAACCCCCACGTATTCTGACCTGACCATCATGCTAAAAGACGATAAAGGCCACGAATCAAGGTGGGTGACGTTAAAAGATACCGGTTCGTTGTGGGGAGATATGTTCGTTGACGTTGGTAATAACTCTTACGAAATGGGATCGGCTGATGCAAAAGCTGCCAAGCTCGAAAATAAGTACGGCAAAAAGATATGGGGGTTGACGAAAGAAAGCAAACGTGAGGAATACATACCGCTTTATTTATTGCCTGCATTGCAATCACGAGTTACTAAAAAGCTCGGTTTAAAATTCGGATAAGATGGGATGCCCGGGTTGTTTACCAACGGCTAGAGAACGCCAAGATCTTTTAATTCAAAAAGAAAACGAAGCAAAACAGCATGCGGTCGCGGATCAAAAAATATATATCCTCTATAATCTCCCGGACGGACAAGTCTCCTACATGTCCGCAGACGCCGCCCGCGCATCAGGTATTACCCCCATCAAATATATATCGTTCGTGTAGTAAGCTACCCATGGTAGCGTTTCTCGATGCGCTGTGTGACGACAATATTAACTCATTAATTATTGACGGGAAGGCTACCAATGACCAGCTTACCCAGGCTTGGGTGCTAATCCTTTCAGAATACTACGAGCTACGCGGGGATGGCGTTGAAAGCAATGAGCAATGCGCTCTTAGCAGAGACATACAAAAACTACATAATCACCTGTATCTGGTAGATGTATGCGTGCAATTCCTTTTGGAGCGGTATAGTGATTCCATTGCCGAGAGCCTTCGACAATTAGGGTATTCGTTCCGTCCTGCTTCGAAAGAGCCTATTGACTATATAAAGCAACTTAATTCGGTTGTTCAAAAGAGTAAGACAAGATATGTACAGCTTCAGCAGCTGTTAAAACAACTTGAACAGTTGATGGAGGAGGCAGGTACTGAGAAGCCTAAGCGAGAAGATTTCGAACGTATGATCATCTACATTGAAGAAATGCAGGGCGCTACTTATAACATTGAAGAACTGACGGTAAGTAAGTACGTTATGCTTGAAAAGAAGTACAGCCAGAAAGTAGAACATTTAAAACAGCTGCATGCCAAACACTGAACGCATAGAAACACTCATATCGCCGGAAGCGCTAAAGCAGTTCGAGCAACTTAAGGCATCAACTGATGCCAATACCGCCAGCTTTGAAAAGCTAATTGCTAAGGCCGTTGAGTTGAATAAGGCGGTGGGTAATGCAAGTACTTTCAAGGAGGTCAACAAGGCTACGCAGGAAATGACAGCGAATGAAAAAGCATTGGCAAAGCAGGTTGATGAGTTAGCAAAGGCAAATGCAAAGCTGCAGACATTGTACAGTGACGAGGCTAAGAAGATAGCTGAAATTAAAGTACAACAACAACAAAGGAATAGGGAGATTAAAGAGGAGATACAATTAAATAAAACAGCTGAGGGTTCAATTGAAAGGAAGCGTTTACAAATAAAACAACTCCAAAGGGAATACGATAACTTATCAGATGCCGAGCGTAATGCCGCACAAGGACAGGAATTATTAAAGAGCGTGCAGGCGCTGGATAAAGAGTTAAAGGGATTAGAAGGCAGCACAGGACGGTTTCAACGCAATGTTGGGAATTATGGCGGAGCATTAAAAACTCTTGAAGGTTATCTCGCTGATGTACGTGCGCAGATCACAGCCACTAAGCAGGCCGCAGGCGGATTGTCAATTAGCGCACCGGGTCCCAGTGTTCGGGCTGCTAGTAGTACACCCATACGTGCAGCTGACAACAAGCAACAATTGGTCTCATACAACCAAACTGTAGCTCAATCAAGCGATCGAGTTCAGGAATTAGTAAAGCAAGAGCAGTTATTAAGTAGGATAGTAGAAAGTCAGATGGCCGGATTTGCTTCCGCAACTGCCGAAATAAAAAACAATGAAAAGGCATTGCAAGCGTTAGGAGCCGCGGGATTACAAAACACAGAATTTTACAAGGCGCTGTTAACGGACACGGCTCAACTTAAAGATAATGTCGGCGATCTTAAAGATGAGATCAAAGCATTAGCAAGCGATACCAGGCAATTTGACTTATTTGCTGGCGCTGTAACAGGATTAGTAAACGCCTTACAAGTTGGCGCTTCTGCTGCAGAGCTATTTGCTGGCGAAAACGAAGACGTTCAAAAAAGCATTCAGCGCCTTGTGGCCTTGCAAAATATTTCACAGGGTATACAACAGATAGCAAACGATCTTACCACAAAAGGGACTGCATTAAACAAGTTATACAACTTCATTATCGGCGAAGGCGCTACTGCTAAATCTGTTAATACAACTGCAACTACAGCAAACACGGTAGCTACAATTGCAAGCGCTGAAGCCCAGGAAACGGCAGCAGTTGCAACATCGGGGTTAACGGTAGCTACAAAAGTTCTTAGAGGAGCTTTACTTGCGAGTGGTATCGGGTTACTGGTGGCGGGTATAGTATACCTGATAACGAAAATACAAGAATGGCGCGAGGCAGATATTAATCTCATTAAGCATCAAGCGGAACTAAACCAGGTAACACTCGAGAGTATTCGTCTTAATAAAGAGTTGGCCGATATTACCCGTACTGATTTTGGTACCGACATTCAGGCTCTAAAAAATAAGATAGCTACAAATCAGGCTTATGGTCGAAGTCAGGGAGAAGTTTTGGCTGCAGAGCAAGCCCTATTAAAGGTTCAGCAAGAGGCGGCGGTATCTAAGTTTTTTGATACGGGGGGATCTGGTGAAGCCGAGAGATTGAAGGTCGAATTGGAATCAGCAGCTAAGGCATACGAAGAATTTATAAAAACCCAAGCGGGTATAGACCCTTCAGATAGAAATGAAAAAGTTGCCGCCGCCCAAAAAGATTTATTGTCATCTAATCTTGAGTTAGCAAAAGAAAATTATGCTACTCAAAGAAAAATAG